TCAGGTCCATTCTTCTCGCTCCCCTCCGTCGTCGCTTATCCCGGTCACTGTGGCCGGGGCCTCGTCGATCTCCTCGGCGTCGAGCCAGAGCCGCCCGTTGAGGTAGGAGCTGAGGTGCGGCACCCCTATGCCGCGGCTCCATTCGTCCGTCCGGAGCTGCCTCATAAGCGCCTTAGCAATGGTGTCGATCAGCTCGTCCGAAGGCTTAAGCTTGTCCCATGCCCTCATAGCCCGCTGCTTGCTGCCGCGCTTGGAGTGCGGGTAGAAGCTCCAGAGCTTGCTGAAGCGCTCCGGCTTGTGCTTCGGTTCAGAAACACACACATCATCCCCCTGGGGGGATATAGGGGGGTTATTGTTAATATATATATTATTCTCTTCCCCATTTTTGGGGATAGGGTATCCGTTATTTTGGGGATACCTATCCCCATTTTTGGGGATAGGGTCAGGCACTACGACACTCACGCGGTCGACGTAGATTTTTCGGTCTGAAACCGCGCCTTTTTCGTCGCGGACGACCTCGATCTGTATGTAGCCTTTCTTCTCAAGCGTCCCGATTAGATCACTGACGGTCTTCTTGGACAGCCCGAAAAGCTCGCTCAGGTACTTGTTTGTCGCCCAGCAAAAGCCGGTACTGTCCGCAAGCGCCGTGATCTCTGCATAGATGAGCTTCGCATTGGGGCGCAGCTCTTCGTCATACCGTACCCGTGCGGGCAGAACTGCCCAGTATCCGGGCTTTCGGCATAATGCGCCTGTAGCCATAGTCTCTCCTCCTCTTTTTCGAGTGCTCTCGATATGCGGCACCGTTCCCGATGCCGCAGGTTCCAAAGCGCTCACAGATCAATACCGTAGTATTCCGCAAGCTGGCGGATGATCCGGCCGCCAAATGCGTCCTTAGTCAGGTCGACAAACTCCTCCGGGGTCATGGCGTCGCTCATGCTAAGCTCATGATCCTGCGCGAAGGCGTCACGCCCCTGCGTGCAGCTGCCCGTGAGGCGATGGTGCCAGTCATAGAAGTCCGCGACGGTGTAGGCCTCGCCCGGTGTGAACTTCTCCCGGAACGCCTCAAGCTTTTCCTCAATGGGCATATCGTCAAAAAGCTTCTCCTCCAGCGCTGCCTGAGCTGCGTGGAGATCCTCACCGTGCGCGAACTTTCCGCCGCCCTTGACGACGAATGTCTTGCGCTTCGACAGATCGGTCATCATGATAAAACCCATCGCGACAGAGCCGCGGAGCCCGGTGATGATCGTCGGCACACCGTCGATCATATAGACAGGTTCTCCACAGAGGCTCTTTAAGCCGTCGCCGTCGCCGGAGCCGTAGCCGTCGCCGGAGCCGTCGCCGGAGCCGTAGCCGTCGCCGTAGCCGTCGCCGGAGCCGTCGCCGTCGCCGGAGCCGTAGCCGGAGCCGTCGCCGGAGCCGTAGCCGGAGCCGTAGCCGGAGCCGTCGCCGGAGCCGTCGCCGTCGCCGGAGCCGTAGCCGGAGCCGTAGCCGGAGCCGTTAAATTCGACCTTCAGGAACTCCTGAACTGTTAAGCTGTCCATACGCGAACCGCCTTGATGCTCGCCTCTGCGGCTTCGGTGCAGGGGATGATCTCGATCGCGTCCGTTATGCAGATCTCGGCGACCGGTGCGGGGAACTTACAGGACTGGGGCTTCTTGGTGCCTATGTTGGCAAGTTCGGATATGCTGGCTGCACCGTCCCAATACCAGATGCGGCGGCAGTCGGTCAGCGTGACCTCTCTACCATCCTTGCTTTTGAGATTCCCGGCAAAGACGCCGGAGCGATCGCCGCGGACAATTACGTACCTGTTCTCAAACATTGGTAAACCTCCTTTAATTTTTCGAGATGCGAGTGCTCTCGATATGCGGCACCGTTCCCGATGCCGCAGGTTCCAAAGCGCTCAAAGCTTGATAACGTAGACCTCGACCGAGCGGTCGCCCGTCGGCGCGCCGTCGTCCTTACCAGCGGTGCGTCCGGGAAAATCTGTGCCGGTGCATTCTTCGACGAACTTACTCCAGTCGAATCCGACTCTTTTCTCGGCGATATCACAAGCGGCGGAGTATTCTGAAAAGCTGAGCTCTCTGTTGCCGAGCTTGCATACCTCTATAGCCGCCTCTACTGCGAAGCGCGCCGCAACGGGAGAAAGCTTCTCGCGATTAATAAGTTCACAGAACAAGAGCTTTGCCTCTGAAAGAATCTGCAAAGGGCCGCCCTCGGCTACCACATGGCCGCGCGGGTTGAGCTTCATAGCGTCGCATTTGATCATAATTAGCCTCCTTGTCTAAATTTCAGGCGCAGCGCGCCCGGTTATACCACTTTCATCCCTGGGTAGTACCCGCAGCCGACGAGCTTCGAGCCGCGTCGGGCGGGCTGCCTGCGCGCGGGAACGGGGGCTGCCTTAGCCGCAACTCTGCGGCAGCCCGCTATGTACGTCCTTACGTCGGACGTCATTAGCCTGCACTGTCCCCGAATCTTGTACATGGGCAGGTCGCCGTCGGCGATCAGCCGCTCGACGGTCGAGACGGAGACCCCGAGCATATCGGCGGCGTCCAGCTTCGATATAAGCTTGTCGTCCATCAGTGCCTCCTCCAATACAGCGCCAGCGCAAGCGCGCTGAGTACAGTACCTATCACGCCGAAGCACAGCGCGGCGCGCACCATCATCGTAAGCTCAGCCATTGGAGCTCCTCTCCAGCAGCCCGGCGCGTGTCACCTTCGCGTATGCGTAGAACTCCGCCGTTCCCCAGAACGTGTGCCAGAAGGTCGCCGCGGGCAGTAATGCCGCGTTCTCGTCGGGTGCGGCCACGATGCAGCGCCCGAATACCGGGTGCTCGACCTCGAAGAGCTTCTTCCCGGTGTAGCCGGGGAAGCGTCCCTGATATCTGTCACTCTGCATGTCTTGCACCTCCTGCGCACTTGACGGCGATCGCCGCCTGTATAACGTCGTCGAGATCGCCTGCGATCTCCTCGAAAAGCGCCTCCTCGCGGTTGTCGACCATACCGTCGGACGCGATCTGTATCAGGTTGTCGATGCTGCCGCTCACGGCCTTGACCGATGTCAGCAGCTTCAGCACCGCCTGAGGCAGCGGCACGTCCGGCACATCCGGGAGCATGTCCTCGGCGATTGCGCTCTTAGCCCTGAGGTGCCACAGCGGCAGCACGAGGATACCCGTCGTCTCCGCCATCATCAGCACCGTCTCGTCGCTGGGCAGCATCGCCCCGGCCTCGTACCGTCGGACGCTGTCCGGGGATATCCCCAGCAGCTCCGCCCAGCGCTCCTGCGTCAGACCGGCAGTCTGCCGCGCGTTTTTATAGATGTTCCGGGCGTCCTTATCCATTGACGCGCACCTCCCTGTCAGGTATTGTATTGTCACGGGCTGCGTCCGCGCTCTGGGTGTTCAGTCCGAGCAGCGCGTCAACGCTGCATCCGAGGATGTTCGCCAGCTTTATAAGGTGCCTGGCCTGCGGAGCGCGTCTGCCGATTTCCCAGTGTGCTATAGTGCCCTGCGACACGCCCAGTCTCAATGCAAGCTGGACTTGGGATAGTCCCGCGGCCTCGCGCAGCCTTTTGAGCTCGTCCATTTCGTCACCTGCTTTCTGTCTGCCTCGCTCTGCATTTTGCTCCCGGGCTTGCGACCGGCGTCGGCTGCATTAAGGCCTCCCCGCGGGAAAAGAAGAGCAAAGACCGCGGGGAGCTGCAAGGGAAAGGTATAGAGAGGATGAAAAGGAGAAAACTAAAATATGTAATGCTTGATGAGGTAGCACCCCGCAGCCCAGGCGAACAGCGTCAGGAGCGTCAGCAGGGCTACGCCCGCGACCGGCCAGCGGCTGCCGTACTTCCATAGCACGATCGCGCTCTGCCATGCGCCTACATTTGCGTAAGCCGTGAGGATCACCGCCGCTCCGAAGAAGATACTGACGAATACTTTCATTTCCTGCCCTCGCCTCCGTTATGATTTATTAAATTTCTTGCTTGTATTAAGTTTTCTGATATTAAAATACACCAAGAAATTTAATATGTCAAGAGGTAATATTAAATTCTACGAAGTTTTTGCATATCGCATAGACATATCTGCTGCCGCGTGCTAAATTGGCATTGTGTATAGGATGTGGTCACATGAATAACATCAAGGAATTGCGAATTTCAAAAGGCTTGAAACAGTCTGACTTAGCCAATCTTCTGCACGTTGCTCAAACCACGATAAGTAATTGGGAAAACGACAGAACGGAGCCCGATTTTGATTCACTTCGGCAGATGGCAGAACTCTTTGATGTTTCAGCTGACTATCTATTGGGGCAGAGCGACGTCAAGAAAAAAGAAAAGCCCGTCGTCAAAGACGACAGGCTTAACCGCAAGCTGGAGCTGCTCAACGATGAGAACTTGCAGCGCATGGAGGACTATGTTGATCTGCTATTAAAAACGCAAGGAGAGTGAGCACCCTCTCCCGGTCTTCCGGTGTCAGTAGCCGATACTTGCTGATAATTCGGTTGATCTGGTCTCTTCGTCTGGTGTCCTCCATGGTTGCCTCCTAAAATAAATTTGCGGCGCACAGGAACACCGCAGGGCTGCCGGCCTTGCGCCCCCTTTCATTGTAGAATTGCTCCGGCCTTGGTTGCCGCCTTGACCGAAGCTTTAGCAGATATCCGGTGTCGTGGTCTATCTGCTACGCTTAGATATTATCATAATATCATCGGTTATGTCTATGCGCAGACGCGGTCAAATGGCCGCGAAGCTCGGGTATCTGATGCCTTAATCAGGATATAATGAGTGTTGGGGGCGAGGAAATGGCGGAAAAGCCGCTGTTAAAAGATCTGTGTCGGGCAAATAAGGGGAACAACTCAAGCAGGCGCATCGCGGAGCTGTCTGGAGTACCGGAAGCGACGGTTAACGGATTCTTCGCGAGAGCGTCAAAGGACCCGTCGGTGTACACGGTCGGCCCGATCTGCCGGGTCTGCAATGTGTCGCTGGACGAGTATTTCGGCATTGAAATTCCGGATAAGACTCCGGAGAACGAGCACCGCATAGAGGTGCTCGAGCACGATAATGCGGCGGTCAAACGGGAAAATGAGCTGCTGGAACGATCATATCAGCAGCACCGGCGGGCGCTGCGGGCAAAGGACAGGCTGATTTACTGTCTGACCTTCGTCGCAGCGATGGCGATCATCGCGCTTGTCCCGTATTTGAGACTTGATATCATAGACCCCGACTTCGGCCTGTGGCGAGGCGCCCCGTCCGTAGTCGGAGCGGTCGTGATCGTTGCGCTGACGGCCGGCGTCACCGCGACGGTGTACTTTTTTGTCATCAGCCGCAAAGAGCGGCGGGGGAAATAAATTCACGCCGGTGCCCGATTCGGGCACCGGCGATTTTATCAGGAGGCGACGAGGATGAAACTGTCTGGCTTTTCGCTCCGTCTCGGCAAGCATGGCCGGGTTTATTTCCGGACGGGCGGTGCTTCAAAATCAGCGCCCCGAGCCTCGGCACCCCAAGCGCCCGCAGCCCCGCAGCCTGTGTATCGTAATCCGTATACCCTGTGGGGGATGATGTGGCGCATCTGCCTCGCTGCCGTGTTCGCTATGAACATTTACGCTGCGTACATATACGGGGAGTTTCCGCGCTTTCTGTATAGCTGTGCATTGTGCGCGGCTATGATATTCTTCAGCGTTCGTTACTGTCTGCGTTATCACCGCGCGTCGATTGCTCCTATACAGGCGGCGCAGGACAGTGCTGACGTGCAGACCGGAACAGCGGCGCACACGCTGGCAACTATTGTGGGCTCCCCCGCAAAGAAAGGCCCGGAGCAGGACTGGCAGGCGCAGATTGATGCCGAAGCTGCCGAACAGCGCAGGCTTGAGGAGCAGGAGCGCGCCGAGGCCGAGCGCCTTAAAAAGCAGCAGGAAGCGATTGACCGGCTGCATGCCCGTATTGCCGAACAGCAGGCTCGCGAGGAGTGGACGCGCACCCACGCCACTCTGACAACGAATGTCGTCGGCGTGACCTTCGATAACGATGACGGCACCAAGCGTCAGCAGTGTCTTGAAGAGATCCTCATTAACGGATATAAGCAGATCTCGCTTGAGGATTACAAGTATAACGGCGAGCCCGCGATCCGCGTCATCGTAGATGACATGTGCATAGGGAATATCGCCAAGGACACCGTGCCGGAAGTGATGAGCTTCATCGACCGGATATCCTCCGCAAGCTTGGATGTGAGCGATTTTATTGCCGATACGCCCAACGGACGGGGCAAGCGTCGTTACCGTGCCGTGCTGAGCCTTGAATATAGCATAGCCCCGGAAGAAGTTAAAGAGTGACACAGCCTGTGCCCAATTAGGGCACAGGCCAATTTATAGGGAGGGAAACCATGCCGCGCAAAGACGCGCCTGAATTTTATTACAGCAAGAGCCGCGACGCATATCGAAAGCGGCTGCGGAACCCTGTTACCGGCAAGTGGGATATTGAGGTCTGGGGCAAGACGAAGGCCATTGCGCGCGAAAAAGCCGACTGGCGTCAGGCCGAGCTTGACGCGATGGGCATGGACGGGCAGCTGCATGTCTGGCAGTACGCTGCCCGGTGGTATGAGCTGAACACGGTAAACCTGTCGCCCAAGGGGCGCGCGAACCATAAGAACGCGATAAATAATCACATCTGCCCGGTGATCGGACACATGCTCCTGGCCGAGGTCAAACCGGATGATATCAAGGCCGTTATGGCAGCCGCAGGGTCGCTGAGCAAATCGACACAGCAGAAGATCGTGACGACCCTTAAAATGGTATTCAGTGCGGCGGAGGACAGCGACCTGATTCTAAAATCCCCCTGCCGCAATATAAAGGCCGGAGGCCGGAAAGCCGTCGAGAAAAAGCCGCTCACTCAGGCGCAGCAGCGCACCGTGCTGGAGGAACTTAAGGACGAGCGGATATATCCGTTTATTCTGCTCTGTCTGCTCTGCGGCTTGCGGCGTGAGGAGGCGTTCGCTCTACAATGGGACTGCGTGCATCTCGACGATGCCGCGCCATACATCGAGGTTCGGCGCGCCATTCGCTGGGAGTCGAATCAGCCCGTTGTGTCCGAACAGCTAAAAAGCGACGCCGCCGAGCGCAATATCCCGGTTCCGGATTTGCTGCGAGATGCGCTGCGCGCTCTGCCGCACGAGGGTGACTATGTCTGCCATATCGAGGGCGGGCGACCGTATAGTGAATCGGCCTACCGCCGCGCATGGGAAGCCGTAACCGGCAGGGAAGTGCGCCCGGTGACATACACCAGCGCGCGTACCGGAAAAGAGGTCTGCGTCCGTCTGAAGCTTGGGGATAAAGTGCCATTCCGGCGCTACTGCGCAGCGTTCGATTTTCACTTTTCGCCCCATCAGCTCCGACATACATATATAACCGAGCTTATCCTCAGCGGCACACCGCTTAAGCGCGTCCAGTATCTGGCCGGGCACAGCTCCGTCAAGCTCACGCTCGACGTTTACGCCCATCTGCTTGATAATGCCCCTGCCGATGCGCTCCAGAACGTAAATGATAGCTTCAAACACTTGAGGGGCAGCATTGAGGGGACAACTGAGATAGACAAGGCCTGACGCATTGCGACGCAGTCACTTAAAGACTCGGGGGCGCAAGTTTGGTAAGGATGAGGTCCCCAGTTCGAATCTGGGTAGCAGCTCCAAGGAAAAACCCCGGAATCTCAATGATTCCGGGGTTTTTCCTTTTAGTCAAACGGTCTCAAAACGCCCCAAATTTGCCCAGATTTTGGGGGGCATAATGGGGGGCGTAAAAGCCCTTTGGGGGGCATAATGGGGGGCATGAATCGCCCCTATTCCACGACCTTGTGATAATACTCGGCGAGCTTCTCCGAAGGTGCCGGACCGTCCTTGTCGAACAGGAACGCCTTGGCAAGATCGGCGTAAAACTCCGGCCGGTCGACGCCGTATTTGACACCGACGGAGTAGTAATCCGAGTACATCATATTCATCGCAGCGCAGAACTCCTCGGCCGTGACATGGTCAAACGTCACGCCGATCGCCGCGGCGATGCTGGCGGTCTGATCCTCTGTCCAGTGCTGGCCAGTCGAGCCGTCGGCATTGTCCATGTGCTGGAGCCATGCGCGCAGCTCATCGTCGGTCAGGCGCTCGCCGTGACCGGCGTCGTCGCCGAGCTTGGCGCGGAGGTCCAAAAGCAGGTTGAGCTGCTTGACCGTGTCCCAAGTCATCTTCCCGGCCTTGAGCGCGCTTATCTCCTTGTCGAGGGCTTCACAGGTGATTCCCATGGTTCAGCCCCCAACTTAGGCCAGCTTGACCATGCTGGCGCAGACGTGGTTGATCGTACCGGCAACGCCGCCGATCTCTGCGCTGATGGTTGGAGTGCCATTGCAGCACACGGGGATGTAAACGGTCGTCTCAATGTGTAGAGTGTAGACGTTGTCGGCCACGGTCGTGATCTGCGCATCAGCGCAGGGGAGCGCGACAGTGTCCTTGAGCGCCTTCAGCTCTGCGACGCCGGCACCGCTTGCGGTGAAGATCACGTCGTAGCTGATGCGGTAGAGGCCGCCGTTATTGACAACGAAACCGCCCGTCACGGTCTCCAGCGAGCAGCCGGTATCGGTGTTGAGGATACCGAGGACATTGACGGGGGTGCCCGATGCAATGAACGCCTGGGGCGTATTATTGTAAGCGTTCTGAGCGCTCTTGTAGTGCGAGTTTTTAAGTCTCTGATTGCAAGACATAGTAATGCTCCTTTCAATAAGTAATGCCCGGACAGCGGCTGCCGTCCGGGCCTGACGCTGTTAATAGCGGTTAATCATCTGGGGTCATGCGCAGCAGCCGCAGCCGCCCCCACAAAACGGGGAGTTGCCCGCGTTGTAGGTATAGCCGTTCGGGTAGCGAACAACGCCGAAGAGACGGTTGTCCATCTCAAGGCGCGCGATCTGCGCCGCCTGCTCGGAGATGCGCTGCTCAAGCTGCGACTTTTCGAGCGCTGCGAACTTGGCGTCGATATTCGCGCCCAGGTTACAGATCTGGCGCTCAATAGAATTGCCGGTCTGTGTGATGGTCGCGTTTGTGCCGTTCTGCGCAAGGGCCATCTCCTTGCCGAGCTGGCTGATGTTACCCTGCATCTCGTAGCCGAGATTGCAGATGCCGTTACCCAGATTCGCGAGGCGCTGGTTGAGCGCTTCAAACTGCTGGTTGAACAGTATCTGCTGCTGCGAGGCCGCGGTCGCGTACTGGCCGAAGTCGCTCTGTCCGCCGAATCCATTACGGCCGAAACCGATCATGAACAGGAACAGCACGACGATCAGGAACCAGCCGCCGCCGAAACCGTCGCCGTCGCCGAGAACGCTCTTGATGTCCGAAAGAGAAAAGTTTTCCATGTGGATCCTCCTTTCTTCAGAGTTATATAAACCGTGTCGACCCGGCTTATTTCAGGAAAGTCATAAACTGCTTGGCTGCACCCTTGAGATACTCAAACTCCTGCTGGCTCATCTGCCCACTGGAGAGGAGCCGGTTGATCTCCGCCTCGGCCTGCTGCGGGGTTACGTTTTTTGCAAAACGCTTGAACTCTGCGAGCAGCGCAAGCGGCGAGGAGGACGGCGCGGAAGTGGGGTCTTTCGACCCTTTGAAAAAGGGATTACTCACTTTTCTTGCCTCCCTTCGCCGGGGCCTGACCTGCTGACTGCTGCGTAAGAAGGCGCGACAGGATGTCCTCAAGATCGGCCTTGGTTATATAATCCTCCGGCTTCGGAGCCGGGGCGGGGACGAACTCCTCCATCTTGCAGAAGGTTGTTTCAGTACCCATATTCCCGCCGGTGCGGCAGGCGATAACGGCGTCGTTCATGGCCATCACATAGACCTTTTCGCCAGACATGACCGGGACGCGCTCTATATCCTCCACGGCCGGGACAAACACTATCACGCCGCTGTCAAAACCGCCCCGTGTCATGGGCTGCGGCTGAGGTCTCCCCATCATGGGGTTGCTATAATCGTACACACAGACACCTCCTGTCTGCTTATATTCTAATCTAAAACCGCCTCCCAGACCGGCACGTAAACGGCAGGGAAGCGGCAAAACAAGGGCAGCGCAATCGGCGCTGCCCTTGTCATATCAATGTGGCTATTTTGTTTTTGATCCTCCGGATGCGGTTCCGGACGGTCTCTTCACAGACGTGACACTCGTCTGCTATCTGCTTGTAACTCCATCCCCGGCCGCGGAGCCGGAGGATCTCGACCTCTTCGTCGGTAAACCCGCAGTCCCGTTCCAGCTGCTCGCGCAGCTCTCGCGGGAACTGTAAGGACGCCCTCCTGCCGGGCGTGGTAAGCTGCTCGCGCAGCTCTGCCGATATCGTCATATCATATCGGCCGGCAAGCCCGGAGCGCGGCAACGCTCCTCCTGTGCGGCCTGACGCGGCTTGCGTCAGGCCCTGTTAATAGTTATTCGGACTTGCCCAGCTGCTTAACGATCTGATTAGCGCCGGTAGCTGCGAGGCCGGACACGATGCCGACGGCGACGGCGGTTATGTAGTCCGTCGCCGGGAACTCCGGCATGATTATCATGCCCACGACTCCCAGCGCGCCGCCGCAGACCCCGCAGATAACGGGGATCCACTTGTTATCAAGGCCGGTTGCCTTGACTACCTCGCCGATAAGATATGCGATGACGGTGATCGCCGCCACGCTCGCTATGCCTACTATTTCCATGTTTTGACTCCTTTCGATTTGTGCCCGAATAGGGCACATTTACGGTTTGTGAAAAGCTTCCAGATCAGCTATGCGGTGGTTGGCGACCCGGATCTGCTCGTCCATGAGGGCAGCCTGAGTCTCCAGCGCATAGGTTCTGTCGATGACCTGATTATGCTTCTCAACGTGCTTGCTGAGTTCTTCGAATTTTGTTTCAATGACCGCCTGAAAGACGGCCTGACTCTTGCGATTCGCAAGCCAGGTTCCGAGGACTGAAACGATCCCGGCGATGATGGCGCATGCTATTGCTTCTGACATTGTAGATGTCCTCCGTTTTGGTTGAAATGCCGGGTGGTTCTATCTCATGCCGCATCACCTCCCGGAAGTGTCAGCAGCGCCGCCCATGTTCTGGGGCCGCACTCGCTGTCCGTGTCAAGCCCGGAGGCCGTCTGGAAGCGCCCGACCGCCGCGGCAGTCGCGGGACCGTACTCTCCGTCGACGTCCAGGTTATACCCGCGGCAGAGGAGCAGCGCCTGCACCGCGCGCACGTCCGGGCCGACCATGAGCCGGAGCCCCGGCGTGTACTGGAGCAGCCGGGGCGGCCAGTACGCGGCGGCCGGCGCGCTCTCCGGATCGTCCGCGCTGTCTCTTCCTGAGTATCTGAGCACGCAGTCCCATGGATAGTTGTAGTACCCGCGCGTGTATATCTCGCGCCCGGTCTGGTCGCCGGTCTGCCCTCCGGTCGTAGTGCCATATTCGTTGATGCTCGCCTGCACGAGCTGCCCGCCGCCGATATACAGGGCGGTGTGATGGACGTGGTTCAGAAGCACGTCGCCGCGCTCAAGTCCTGCACCGGTGCTGATGTCAACGCTGCCCGTCACGTCCTCGAAGCCGCGGCGCATCATGTCGCTGCGCATGTTGCCCGTGTAGGTGCAGCTGAGGGGCAGCCCCGCTCTCTTGAAGCAGTCTATTACAAGGCTGCTGCAATCGTAGTCAGGTCCCCAGCGGCTTGTCTGGTCGTAGCCGTGGCTGTCGTCCGCCGCTATCTCAAGCGCGCGAGTCACGGCATTGTCAATAATTCCCATGGTGCCCTCCTCATGTCACTGTCGTAAATCTTGAGAGCAGCCACCCTGTCGGGTCTACGCTCTCGCGTGCGTCTTCCGTCAGCAAGCCGCTGTCGGTCTTATCGTCGTCAGGCATCACTCGTTACCTCCGTTACATAGAGTCCTACCAGTTCAGCGAGGTCGAACGCGAGCGGCTTACCGCTGTCGCGTGTGCAGAGATAGACCTTGCCGTTCTGACTGTAATACTTGCCGTTGAAAATTTCCATCGGCTGAGTGAACGGGATAGGATCGTCAATCGTGCCGCTGTGCTCTTCGTCTATAACTTCGTACAGTGCAGCGGTCGGCACGCCCGGCACCCACTCGGCGCTGAAGGTGTGCTCCGACGCGTCGGTGCGAACCCTGTATAGCGTATCGCCGTGCAGGAAGCGCTGTCCCGGCGTCGCGGTCGTTCCTATGAGATTAGACCACTGCTGATAAATAAGCTTGCAGGTGCGCGCCTGCGCGTCCGAGAGGGCATTACCCGCGGTGTCCATCGCCGCGCGAAGCTTTTTAGCTCCATTAAGATAACTCATGTTGCTTCCTCCTCGTTGACCACGCCCAGCAAGTCAAGTGCGGCGCGCATGTCCTCAACTTCAGCCGAGCTACCACCCTGCTTGATCTCGGCGATACGAGTCAAACACCGTTCTGCTCTCTCTTCAATGGTCATGTCGTTACCTCCAACGCGTTTTCGATGGCGGTCAATGCCGCTTCGTACTGTGCATTCTGCGCCGCCACGTACGCCGCCTGCGCCACGTATGCTTCGCCCAGGTCTTTCCACGGTGCTGCCATGTTCGTGAACACCTCTCCGTCCTCGCGCGTCCATGTCTCGCCCTCGGGGACGAAGCGGTAACTTTCTATCCATTCCGGGCATTTGCCATTGAAGTCGCTAACCTCAATTGCTCTGCGTCCGTCAGATGCGGAGACGTAACACTTATAATCGCTGTCTATGTAGATTGTCATGCTGCGCCCCCTTATTCAAGCCAGATGTTATAGATTTTGCCGGCAGAATATGATCCTACGACTTTAATGTACTCCGAGTCTGTCAGCGCCAATATATCGCACTGCACCGTATTCCGGGCAATTGCGCCCTGCGCTGTGCTGGTAACCTTTGCTGTCCAGTTCGTGTTTGTGAGCATAAGGCCGGAAGCGGCATCCGTGCCGACGCCAAATCCCATGCCGTAGTTCCCGCCGTAGTTGTATGAGCACTCAAAATCGACACACAGTTTTGTATAGCCACTCAACGCGACGGCGGGGTCGATATAGAATGCTACGCCGCCGCTTTCGGAGTTGCCAGACCAACTGATTGTGTCGCTTGAAACTGTCGGCGCAGAAATCATGCTGTTGCTGTTGCTCTTGATTGAGTACCCAGACGTCAGCCCCGAGCCATTTTTAAAGATATAGAGCCCATACGTCAGCGTCACGATCTCAACTTGCCCCTCAGCAGTGATGCTCACGGCTTTGCTCGTGCTCTTGCTGCCGCTGACCGCCTTGACCGTCCACGTCCCGGCGGTGGGGATAACAAATAGTGCTTTACCGGTTGTATCCTTTGCTGTCAGCGTCACGCTGCCATTTGAACAGGTGCAGACGCTTCCTTCCGGATACGTAACGCCGATAATCGCGTAGGGGTCGGCCGCCTCAAACGTGCCGGTGATCTTCTCGCCCTTCTTGTCGTGCGCGGTGATGCCCTTGAGGAGCTTCGCAGCCTCGACTGTGTCGCCGGTGAGGTCGATCAGCGTCTCGCCATAGTAGACGATCTTACTGTTGCCCATGCTCAGGCTCCGATCGTGACGGTCATACCTCCGGCAGCGTTCGCAGCGCTGGTGTACGGCACGGCGGCAATAACGACCTCAGAGAGGTAGTCGTAGCCCTCGTCGGGGAGGATTGTCTGTGCCGTCTTGGCCGGCGTTGCGTTCTTGCTCTGCGCGTTGACGCTTTCGCCGCCATAAGTACCCTTGACGCCGAGGATCGTCACATCTTTTTTGATATTCCCGGCGACGAGCTTCAGCTTCTCCGCGGCGGCTATGCCGACCTTGCCGCTGCCGTCGTGGTAGCCGAGCTCAATGGTGTACTCGCCGTCCTTGGAGGCAATCTCCCCGGCCGCAGCGCCGCGGTTTGGCATGGTGCCGGTAAGCTTCGCGCCGCGCGCGTAAGCGGTCTCCCCGGCGAGGAGATCGTCCACGTTCGCGGTGGCGTCGCTCGTGTCGCTGTCAAACTCACACGTGCCGATGACGGGATCACCGGCCTTGTCGTGCGCAGTAATGCCCTTGAGCAGTTTCTCCTTGGTTACGGTGTCGCCGGTGAGATCCATCAGGGTCTCGCCGTAAAAAATGATTTTACTGTTTCCCATTAGTTATCTGCACCTCCTATGTTGCAGGTCTTTCCTCCGGCGGCGTTGGTGGTCTGCTGAAAGGTGACGCCCCGGACGTTCACGTCCTTGCGCATGACGAGCCCCTCGGTCTCCAGCACCTGTGCCGTCCGGAGCGGCTCGACTTCATACGCGCCGTCATAATAATCATAGATGCCCCCGCCGCTGCCGACGATGGCGGGGCCGAGCTCAACGGTCAGGGCCTCGTCTATCAGCTCGACGGTCAGCCCGCAGCAGCCCATCACAGCACCTCCTTGTCGGGCGAGGCGATCACGCTGAAGGCGGTTTTTATCCTCGCCCCGCGGAGGCTTTCGGCGGAGAACTTCGGGCGGATGATCGCTTCATTGACGCCCGGCGTCATGGCCAGCGTCTCCTCCTGCGTCAGAGGGAAAAGAAATCGGCCGGAGGAGTATGTGATCTCGCCGGGATAGCGCTTCTCAATGCCGCCCATCGTGACCTTGACCGCCTGTATATCGGCGGTGGTCACTTCTATGCCGTTGAGTTTGATGGATATTGGGACGCTCAGCGCGTCCCCCTGAAGGATAGTCAGCATAGTGTACCTCCTTACTGGAACAGCCCCAGACTTTTCAGCGCCGTGATGACCTGTGCGACCGTCGCCGACGCGGATACCGTCGGGCGGCGCACCGGCGTCACGCCAAAGAAACCTATTGTCGCGTTGCTGCCGCCGAGCTTCAGCACGCTGCCGCTATACCCTTGAGCGAGCGCAATTGTCCCGTCAGCGTAGACGTCCTTGAACGGATAGCTTGAGGTTCCGAGGGAAATATCCTTGCCGGAGCCGCCGGCGAGGACGCCGGCCGTGCTCAGGGTCACCTTGTGGGTACCGTTGACCAACTGCCCGGCGGATGGGCTGCCAAACTTGAGTTTACGGGCGGTCGCCCCGTCCTTTATCAGCACCTGCCCGTCAGAGCCGCCGGTAGGTATGGGGTTGTCCACCCACTGGCCGGAGTAGTTCGCAGTTCCGTTCTTGGCAAGGAGTTGCCCGTCTGTGCCGCCTGTGGGCAGACCGCCGGTAAGCGAAAGGGTGTCCCATTCAACATCACCGTCAGCGGAGCTTTTCTTGACGAGAGCCTGCCCCTTTGCTCCGCCCGCTGGGAGCTCGTGAATGTCCTCCCCCACGGCGGAGCCGGGGACGCCGACGGCGTAATCGATGAGGTACGTCCCGCTGTCCTTGGTGATCTTCACGCGGTCGCCCGCCTTCAGGGCGGCGCTGACGTTGCCTTGATATGTTTTTTCGGAGGCGGACTCCTCACCCGCAAAGATCAGCGTGACGCCCGTTTCCGTCACCGCGCCGACCGTGGCGATGAGTATCTCCTCCTGTTCTGCCTGCTCCTCCGGAGCGGCAGCGGTTAAAATTTCATCCATTTATAGCACCGTCCTTTTTGCAGAATGGCTCATAAGCTCGCCGGAGCGCATTGTGAGGCTCCATGCGGTCTCCTCATACACCCCGCCGATGGTGGGGTGGTCAATGGCGATAACATCGCCTGAGCCGTGCCCCGGCTCAGGGAGCGTTGAAAAGGTGATCGTCTGCGTGCTGAGCTGCGACTCAGACACGAGCCGGTCGGCGTAGGCTTGCAGCGCGGCCTGATCTGCGATCTGGTTGACCTTGACCTGCTGGCAGATGCGCATCCCGCGCCTGAACGTGCTCTTTGAGGATATCGGGGAGTCGTTGACCGCCGTGGCGACGAGTGTCTCGGCGTTGTCGGCGTTCGCGCAGACGACAATGAACACGTTCGGCGCGCTGAAGATGTCGCTTTCCGACTGATAGTCCGGGGCTATCGGAGCCCGGAGCACGTCGCGGGAGCTGTAGCGCCGGGAGATGCGCGCCGCCGTCGGCGCGGCGTAAGGCTCAAGATGCGCCATGCCGTCGCCGTCGAACCATATATCCCGGTATCCTATCTCTCGCAGCAGCGTATTGACGATCGTCAGGCGGCTCGTCCCCGGCTCCCAGTCCTCGCGGTCACATGACAGCGTCGAGGTCGTCGGGGTCTTTATCACAAGCCCGATGCCGCTCGCCGTGAGCTGCTGCTCGACGGCGGTTATGTAGTTGAGCCCTGCCGCGAGGTGCAGCCGGGTCTCGATGCGGCTTGTTTGCAGTAACCAGCTGCGGTCGTATGCGTCGATTCTCAGCCGTTCGCCGGTCGCGCTTCCGGAGAGCTTCGGCGTCGTCGGCCGGAAGATGCCGAGGCTGTTCCAAGCTCCGTCGCTGAAGATCATCGGCTGAAGCTCGTCGCGCAGCAGGTCAAAGTCTGCGTCGGGGACGATCTCTCCGGAGAAGCTGCGCTTTATCTCGGCGGTGGCCGAAAACTTGATGTTTGGTGCATTATCCGGAGAGAAATGCAGCTCTTTGAAGAAGGCACCGCCGCGCAGGGCGTTGAGCTTGTATCGCGCCTCACGCATCAAGATCGACCTCCTCCGGATAGTGCATCTGGCTCACGGCAAAAGTGTAGGAGCTGTAGAACATGCTCTCCGTCTCGCTGAGCGTGTCAAGGATGCCTATGACCATCTTGCCGCCCGGCGTCTTGAGACAGACGGGGGAGCCCATCAGCGCCTCCAGCGCGGCCTTTTCAGCCTCGTCGTCGGTCGCGTAGCTGACGGATATCGACCGGTCACAGAACTCTGTCAGCTCCGCCTCTGGGAATTTTCGCCCGGACAGATGCGTCAGGCTGAATGTGCGCGAGGCCTTGATGGTGTTCGTCCTGTGCTGTGCCGTGGAGAGCCTTAAAAACAGCCATTTCCCGGAGCCTAAAGCCGACAGCATGACGGTCTCAGGCATGACAGACACCGTGACCTCATTCGAGAGGGAATAGTTATACGTCCCGTCCGAAGCGCAGGCGCGCACCTGATACCTCACGGTGCCGACGGAGTAATCGTCCGTATAACTGTCGTCCGTCGTTTTAGCTATCGCGACACCGTCGCGGTAGACAACAAACTCGGTCCAGCTCCCGGCGTAACTCCATGACAGCTCCGCGCGGTGATCCGCGTCGACCGTGAGTACGACGGCCCCGCCCGCGGTGTGGCTGACGGTAAATGTCGCGCTGCCCCATTCGCTCCAGACTCCGTAGCTGTTCTGGACGCGCACTCGCGCGACGTGCAGCCCATCATCGAAGTAGATTGGGCTGCGCCAGCTCTTCCCGGAGCCGTAATCCGTAGTGCCGACTGCGGTGTCGAGCTGGATCTGATAAGCGCTCTGCTCATTTGTCTGCCATGTTATCAGGGGGCGAGGGGACGCTTGAACAATGACCTTGGGCGTACTCGGCGCGGAGACTGTTACGAAAGATGCGGCGTCGCTCCATGCACCGGCGGCGTTGTCGAGGTTATATGTCCGGACCCTCCAGAACCACGTCCCGGAGGCGAACGTCCCCGCGGGGGCGCTGTACTCGTTGGCCGAGCCGGTCACGGTTGTGAGCGCCGTCCAAGTGCTGCCGTCGGCGCTTTTCTGTAGCTCTGCTTTGGTCTGTGCGCTGCCGCTTTCGTTGATGTGCGTCCAGCGGAAACTTATCGGCTGGTCTCCGTCAAGGAGGTTACCGGACGGCTCGTCCGCCGTCGCAGTCGGGACAGTGTCGCGGGTGTCGAATGACGACCACCCGGTCGAGGCCGTCTGGCCGAGGTTATCCGTGACCGAGAAGCGGTATTCATACTCTCCGGCGGCGAATGTGTTAGCCGGGGCAGTGTATGAAATCGTAGTAGAACTTATTGTCGCGGCCGCCGTCGTTATGGACGATGCACCTTTAAGCCGGTATTCAAATGTGCCGCTTACCGCGGTCAGATTCTTAAGCGTGAAGGCACTGGATTGCACAAGGCTTGTTGAAAACGTTATTGCCGAGGCCTTGTTGAGCCGCACTCCGCTTGCCGGAGACGGTGTTATCAAGCTTGGCTGGACGTTGCTGTCGTCAAACGTGATGAGAAGTTGCGGCGGAGAAGAGTAGCGGGAGGTGCCGACCGACAGGTACCACATCAAAGCCGAGTAAGAGTGTATCGCGCAGCCATGCAGTAGCACGTGCCTTGCGGATTCCTCTGAAAGCGCGGAAAATTGGTATACTCCCGCCGCACCGCCCGGCACGCTGACGAACCCGGAACCGGGGGCAAAGGCCACTTTCCGAGAGGTAACGCTCGCTTCGTCCCAATCGGATGTGATGCCCTCGACCCATACCTTTTTTGTTGCGGCCATTGTATAGTCGGTGTCGCAGCTCAGATAAGCTTTGACGACCGCGCGGAGGATGGGCTTATAATTGTAAGACGCTGCGACGGCCGGGAACCCGGCAAGCAAATAATTTGTGTCGACCCGGCTAAGATTCCAAGACAGGTCGACCGTTGCTGAGGTGTGGTCGTTGAAATCTGTTGCTGCATTGCTGGATGTCCGAGATATCGCCGCCGACTTGTTCGCGGTCAGTGTCAGTGTCGTGCTCATCTCGGCGCTCCCTTCATCCGGCGGACGCGCTGGGCGTCGCGCACTATCTCAATAATGTCGTTAAACTCCTGAATCGTCCGCGCCTCAATGTAGACGTTGACAGGCGCGTCGTAGCCGCCGTCAGCGCGCGTCTCCTGCGCGTTGGCGATGACCGTACCCTGCGGCAGGTAGACGGTCTCCGGACCGTTCTCACCGACCCTCGTGCGCCCTCCGGGAAAGTTGTCGTTGCCCCCGGCGTTGTGAAAGTAGTTGCCTGTCCACTGGCCGGTCGTCGGGTCGTAGTAGTTGCCGGTCGAGTCGTAGTAGCTCTCGGTCTTGTAGTCCGCGCCATAGAGCGCCTTCTGAATGTTCGACGCCTTGTTCGGGTTGAGCCCGAGCGCGGTGCTGATCCGATCGCCGTTGAGCGTCAGCAGACCGACAATCAGATTGATCGTGTCCGCGATCCACGCGATAGTCCCGGCGACGCCTTGCAGAAGAACGCCGAGCGGCGGCAGCAGGTCGGAAACAAGATCGCCCAGCGGCTCAAGCAGGGAGATAGCGCTGTCCAGTATCGAACCGAAAGCATCGACCGCACCGGAGTCGATAAGTGCTGTGCCGACCTTCTCTATGAGCTCGCGTGTCTCATTGAGAGCGTCGGACATATACGGCGCGTACTCTGCGCTGATCTGCTTGCTGACGGCCTCCTGAGACTTAAGCAGCCGGTTCTGTGCTTCGTCGACGTCAGTCAGCGCCTTTAGCTGGTCATTGCTTAGGATGTAACCGACGTTTTCGGCCTCGGCTGCGTACTTTTTCAGAGAACCGGAACCCTGCTCGATAAGCGGGTTGAGCTGCTGCGCACTTTCGTTGATAAGGCTCATGGCCAGCGCGTCGCGCTCTGCCTGGTTGCTCATCTCACCGAGTCCGTCTATCACGTCGAGAAACACGTCATAGGAACTGCGGAGGTTGCCCTGTGCGCCGTAGATGGATACGCCGAGCTGGTCAAACTTTGCGGCAGTTTCCTCGTTGCCGTTCGCCGCATCGGACATTTTTGTCGTCAGGTCCTTGAGAGAATCGGCGAGCTGGTCGGAGCTGACTCCGATGAAATCCTCGGCATACTGGAAAGCCTGCAAGTCCGTCGTGCTGACACCGGTCTGCAAGGACAGCGACTCAAGCTCCTTAGCCGCTGCCGCGGTCTCCTTGGTGACGTCCATAAGCTTGCGCTCAAGCTTTATCCCCGCTGCGACGACGGCGGCTATACCGGCTGCGGCCGCGGCGGTGGAAGCCGGGATTTTGCCGAGACCTCCGGTGAATTTCGAAATCCCATCTGGCAGTTTAACACCGAGCTTGTCCGCGACAGTATCGAGCACGTCGCCGAGAGAAGTCACGCCCTCGGCGGCCGAGCCGGTCGAACCGGACACATCGTCCAAAGCGCCGTCCATGTCCTCAATGGCCGTCTGCGTCCGCCCCATCTCGCCGTAGGTATTGGCGAGGGCGGCCTCGGCGTTGTTGAGCTGGATTATCCAGTTCTGCGTCCGGGAGTCAGCTTCGCCGTAAGCCTCGGCGGAGTTGGCGACGGCCTGCTTGAGAGCCTCGACCTTATCCTTCTGCGTCAGCATTTGACGCTCGAGGATGTCGTATTTCTGGGTTAAAAATTCGGCGCTGTCGGTGTTGCCGTCATACTCGGCAGTGAGCTTATTCATCTCGGACTTGAGCACCTTCGCGCCGTTGTTGATCTCGGTTATTGCCCGTCTGAGCTTTTCTTCACCGGTGACCGTGAACTCGGTATTTACTTTACGTGTCGCCACTTAATCACCTCCGAGGAAAAACTCACGCGCTGACGGTTTATCGCGGTTCTGGAGCGGCTGGGGGCGCTGCTGCGGCAGCAGCACCTTGCACAGAGCGTTCAGGCGGCGCGGGCAGAGCCCGTGCCAGAAGCTTTCCTCCGTGCCGTTGAACCGCGTCAGCCAGACGGCGAGAGCCTGCGCAAAATCAATTTTCAGCTCCGGCAGTGCGCCGGAGCTCAGTTTTTTTCGGCGCTCCCTTCGGGCGCGTCCCCGGCCTCTTCCGGGTCGATCATCGCATCCAGCACGAACTTGACGATCTCAACGGCCTCGGTGGTCGCCGCTGCCATGTCCGTGATAGGCGGGAAATACTGCGCGACGCTGCGGGAGTCAAAGCGCTCCGGGCGCTTCATCTGATAAGCGGCCTCGTTGAGCATTGCCGCCAGCGCGACGGAAGCGACCTTGAGGTAATTCGAGGGCTTGAGCAGCTCCCGGAGGTCGCCGAGCTCCGCCTGTATATCGGCGATGACGTTGTAGTTAACGGTCAGAGGATAGACCTTGCCGTCAATCGTCTTGGGCATGATTATGCTTCTGATGTCGCTCATCCGGTCACCCCCAGACAGGCCTTGCACCATGCCAGCGCCTCGGCCTCGGTGGCAAACTCCGCGATTTCGATCTGAGACCACGGGGAGCCGTCGCTCTGAGTGCCGTCGGGGTCGACGAACTCGCCCGTCGTGGTCGGGGTCGTCCACTGGATGCTGTCGTTTTCGGTCTGATAGGACATGCTCGGCGGGCCGAACATTGCTTTGTGTACAAACACGCCGATGTAGCCGTCACCGGATGCCTCGTCTGCCGGGACGTAGGTTGCGATGCCCACGTAACGGCCGCCGCTGTTGCGGTTGTAACCGATGCTCTTGACGGCAGTGCTGCTGCCGGTGCCGACATTGCGGCTGTACTCGGTCGCGGCGAAAATGGATTTCTGTATGCTCTGCGGGAGATCCTCGACGTTGAGCGAGATCGAGCCGCCGGTGAGCTTCTTCTTGTACCGGCTCAGCGCGCCGGAGGAGTAGAGACGGCCTTCGGCAAACTTGAGGTCGAAAGTCGCCGTGATGCCGCGGCCGAGAACCTGCTGGTTGGCGTAGGATATCGCACCGTCAGAGTACGAGTATTCTCCGAACCAGATGTCCCTCAGGCCATACGGTACATAATGTTTTTCGTTAGCCATGTGTCAGTCCTTTCTAAAATCCTTTGGATTTGAGCCAATCATCATAAACTTTGAACTCCGCGGCGACTACGTCGTCCGCGCTTTCTTCGTTAGCCGTGCGCATCCACTGCCGCGGCTGTATGCCGCGCTTCGGGGCTCCGAACTCCCACACAAAGCCGACGTCGTTGTTGGTCGGCGGCTTGGCGTAGGTGTGCAGCGGATTTACCCGGTTAACATTGGAGACCGAGAGCACGTGCGGCTCGGCCTTGCGCCTCCCCTTAGGGTAGGCCAGATAGTAGATGCGCCCGTCCTTCCCGGTCTTTCGCACTGCAACGATGCTGTTCATCAGCTGCCCGGTCTTGACGAGCCCCATCCGGCGCAGTGACCGGCGCATCGCTTCAACGCCGACCTTGCTGCCGGCCTGAAGCATCTCGTCGATCACGTCCTCCGGGATTTCTGCGATCTGCTGCATGTCCAGCATGAGCTGGCCGACGTCGGAGGAGAACTTAGCCATCCCCCAGCGCCTCCTTGCTCTCGAACTCAAATACCCAGTGCTGCCCGTCGCCGTCGTAGGCGTCGGTGATCTGCGGCCACGTAAAGCCCGCGTGCCACAGCGCCCGGCAGAGCTCACGGCGGAGCGTCACGGAAGCAGCGCCACGCGGGAGCATGAGGTGCAGCTGACACAGATAGGTGATGCGCCTCGGCTTTCCGGAGCTGTGCAGCTGGGGCATTTCGGTATAGTTGTAGGTGCAGTAGGTGAGGGAGCTGCCCTCATAGATCTGCGGCGCGACCTCCGGCACGACCGGAGTCACGGCCGCGGTGATGCGTTCGTCTATCGTCATCGCGTCACCTCCGCGCAGCTCAGCTCAAGTGTGCCGTACCCGGTCGGATACGTGCGCTCGATGCTGTACCGGTGCCCGTCGTGCTCAAGCACGGTCTGGCCATCGTAGTCAAACTCGTTGACCTCCACGACCAAGGACAGCCTGACGCCGGCTTTGAGAGCCTCGTAAAACTCTGTGCGGCCGACGCCCTGGGAGACGGAGCAGAGCACCTCGGTCGGCACGTCCTCCGTCTCGTAGTGGTTCGCGTCGTCGTAGGTCTTTTTAACTGCAATAAGCTTGCACAGATCCGTGAACGGTGTCCGGTTACTCTTCATCGTCGTCACCCCTGTTGTAGAGCCCGCACAGCGCCATCGAATCACGCAGCGCCTTGTATGAGATGAACCAGAACTCGCCGTTACCCTGATAGTTGAACCAGTAACGGCAGTAGTTCTTAATAGCCTGTACGACGAGGGGGTCGGCGTTGCAGGCATTGTCTACGCTCTCCGCTCCGCCGATGTGGAGATCGAGGCAGGCCGCGTTTATAGCCTCCTCGATCTCGCTGTCGAGCCTTGTGTGGGAGAACCCGCCGAGGGAGAGCTTTACATCATCGAGAATCGCCATTTAAGCACCTCCCACGCACTTGTGCCCGATTCGGGCACATTAGCCGCCCGCCTTCTTGTTGGTCAGCGTGATAAGGCTCTGATTCTGGACGCTTCTGCCGTCGCAGACCTCGATCGCGACGGTAACTTCATCGTCGGTCTTGTCGTCGGTGTAGCGGCGGAAGCGCAGTGCGACGCCGCTGTTGAAAATGTAGTTGCGGAAGTTGTAGAGCGCGGCGCAGATGGTGTCGGCGGTCGGGTTAGGGTTCGCGTCATCCATGTAAGCCTTGTTGACAATCTCGACGCGGCGGCCGAAGATGTAGTACTCGGGCTTGCCGTTGAGGCCATAGTTGACGCGGGCGACGGGCTGACCGTCGGTATCGACCATGCCCTGAATCTCGTTCATAAAGGTCGCCTTGGTCATAACCCAGATGGCCTCGTCGTCTTCCTCAAGGCCTTCGGCCTTGCAGAGGTCGGCGTAAGAAATGTGCTTGGTGTTGGCGATGTCGATGTTGCCCGTGGCGGTCTCGGCCAGGAAGCCCTTGGGCTGGCCGCTGCCGGTGCCCTTAAAGATGGCGGTCTCCTCGGCCTTGACGATCGCCTCGGCAACGTTCTGCGCCAGCTGTGCCTCGAAGAAACCGTAAGCCATGTTATCCATCTCGTAGCTGACACGGACTGCGCAGCGCAGCTTGTGGTAAGAGAACGAGATGTAAGAGATGGTCTTCTTCTGGGTGTCGGAGCCTGCGCCTTCAGCGACCCACGTCGCAGTCGGCTTGACACTGGAGGTGGGCACGGACATGCCGCCGGCAAAGTTCGTGCGGGTGACGAGCGGCAGGATATTGCCGACGCGCTCCATCGCCTCATAGATCTTCTGGACGGTCGTGGTCGGAATGACTACGGACGCATCGCTGGTCTTGGTGTTCTGGTCGGCATTGGAGAACTTCGCCGGGATGGGAACGCCGCGGCAGACGTATGCCTGGAACGCCGCCTTATACTCGGCGGAGTCGTACATGTCGTCGGGCGCGCCCTGCTCGTAGCGGCCGACCACGTTGCCGAACTGCGGGTTAGCGGCAGCGGCGGCGAAGTCAGGGCCGGCGACACGGTCCTTGAGCGCGTCAAGGTTCGCCTGGCGCTTGCTGGACTCCTCGTACTCATTGTCGAGGGTTTCAATTTGCTTGGTGACATCCTCGAATTTCTCGGTGTCGCCGGCGTCCAGAAGCTGCTGGGCCTGATTCATAAGCTCGCCGCGCTTCTGGAGATAGATTTCTTTCTTCATGTGAGAGATCTTCCTTTCAGTTCATAAAATTTGAGTTTGGCCTTGGCTTTTATCAGATCGTCCGCGGGCTCACCCTCGGGCGGTTTGATCGAGTTGCGCATTTTGTTGATAACTTCCGCCGGCAGCACCGTGCAGCAGGCGGCTGTGATGCGGACGGCGGGCTCGCTGACCTTGTCGATCAGATTTTTCTCCACAGCGTCAGCCGCGGAGAGCCACGTCTCCTCGTCCATGAGTTTCAGTGCCGCATCAAGCGTCATGCCTGTTTTCTCCACATAGGCGGCGGCAATCGTCTCGTTCGCCTTGCGGAGGACGTCGCTGTGCTTGTCCATGGTGTGGTAGTCCCCGGCAGCGCTGCCGGACACGTTATGTACCATGACCATCCCCGTCGGCGAGATGTCCGACGGGCCTGCACAGGCGATCACCGAGGCCGCAGATGCAGCAAGGCCGGTCACATGCAATGCGACCGGCCCTTTGTAGGCTCTGAGCTCAGAGTATATTTCCGACCCGGCGAAGATATCGCCGCCGCCGGAGTTTATGTAGACGTCAACGGGTTCGCCTCTGGCCCTCGCCAGAGCGTCCCTGATCGGCTTCGGGCTCGTGTTCTCGATCCCGAACCAATCGTAGATCCAGGCTTCATCGCTGCTGACGATGGTGCCCTTTACATCAATTCTCACCGGATGATGCCCCCTCTCCTATTTGCTTTGTCGGCGCGGTGTCAAGACGCCGTATCGGCTCATCGCCGCCGTCGACCGGCGCGAGGTTGAACGCAGCGCGCCACTCGTTCGGTGTCAGAGCGCCGCGGTCGACGAGTGAAACGAGGTTGAGCTTGGTTTGCATGCTGGCGCAGTCCCATGCGCTTGCCTCGAATACGATCTTGTTCCCGAAGGCTCGCGCCTTGCGGGAAAACAGCTTCCGGGTAAACTCCTCGCTGAGCTGGTTCTGCACCCACTCGACCTCGCTGTCGAAGTGTGCGCCCCACTCGGCCTCGCTGCGTGAGGTGTCAACGACCTTCTGATTAGTTCCGAAAAGCGAATAAATGCGCTTCGTGGTTCGGTCCATCTGCGCGGCGTTCGGCACGTAGTCGGTCGGATTGACCTGTACGGCGTCCGCCTTCGCGTCGACGGCGGCCACTCCTCGGCCGTTCTCGACGTCGAGAAACGCCTTGGCGAAGCTGTTCGCCTGCTCTTCAACGTCCTTCTTCCGCAGCGAGCTGTTAAGCTTCAGCAGCCAGCGGATGACCGAGCTGTTTTTAACGGCCTTGACAATGCCCTGGTCGGTGACGGACACGATCTGCATCAGCGGTTCGAGCGCCGGAAATATCGGCGTCCCGAAGATGTCGTCCTTGTGGAAGTTATCCCGCAAGTGGATCACGTCCGTGTACCTGAAGGTAAAAATTTTGCCGTTGTTGAAAAAGAACTTGAGGAACAGCTCACCGCTGCGGTCGTAAATGGCCTCGCATCCGGATGCCGATATCGGATAGATATTGACCGGCAGCCCGTTGTCATCGCGCAGGATCAGCGCGAAAGCGTTCTGGTTGAGTTTGAGCTGAGTCATCAGCTTCTCGCGGAACACCGAGCCCGTCATCCACGGGTTCGGCTCCTCAAGCAGGAACCGGATATAAGGCTCCGGGTTTATGTCGATCTTGCGCTTGCCGTCGGCGGTGAAGCTTTCCCGGACGTGCTTCGGCGTCAGCTTGCCGACGGCCTTCACATCCTGCCGGATGGCAGAGAGGACAATGTCGCTCTGGTAAGCTTTGCCGTTCCATGCAAAAAAGCCGTTGCCGCGCTCAGTCACAAGGTCGACGCGGGAAATTGTCTTGTTTATAAATCTGTCGAATATGCTCAAAGCATCACTCCCTATGCGATTAGGTCGCGGTATTCGTCCTGCTTGTCCAGGAACACGGTGTACGCGTCCAGCAGTGCAGCCGTGCCGTCAATGCGGCGGGTCGGCTTGCTGGTCTTATGCGGCTGAATGTTGCCGTTAACGTCCTCGTCGTAAGCCGTATTCGCCAGGCACCACTTGTCGATCGGATTGTTGTTGTAGATGATGCGCTTGCTGCCGAGGTCATTGCCGAGGCGCTTCATCGGCTCGCTGAGCGTCTTCTTGCCCTGCACGACCGGGATCATTGACATCTTGCCGAAGTAGTCAGCCATGTCCTCAACGAAGTAGGTCGCGCTCCAGCTGTCGTATCCGACGTAGGGGATGTAGATGTCCAGCTCCTCCTGAACGTAGACAAACCACTCCTTGACGTACTTCGCGTGAACGTGGTTGCCGGGGCTGAGCTGAACCAGCCCGCGGTCGAGCCACTTGTCATACGGTATCTTGTCCTCGTTGACTCGCTTGGTGAGAAGATCCTCGGCCAGCCAGTACATAGAGATCGAGAAGATCTTCTCACACCCGGGAACCTGGAAGATGACACAGGCGGCCGTGAGGTCGGTCGTGCTCGACAGGTCAACGCCGCCGATGCCGTAGGTCGGATACGGCAGCACCTTTTCAATGCCGTCGTGAACCCAGACGAAAATACGCTCCGCGGGGTTGAGCTTGTACGTGTCGCGGCAGTCGAGCTCCTCAAAGGTGAGCCACGCCTCGGAGCTGGTCTCGCGGATATTGAACTCTTTACAGACCAGATTCTTGACAAGCGCGGGGTTTGCCTTGGCCTTCTCGACTTTCTCGGCGAGCGTTCGGTAGCTCTTGATGGTGCCGAGGCCGGGGTTGGCCTTTTTCCAGCAGGCGGGGTCTGTCCACTCTGCGCGAGCGTCGAGCTCGTAGACAAAAGCAATGAGACGGTCGTCGTGATAGCCGTCAGGATCGTCATAGCCGTTAATGACCCGCTCGATTTCCTCGTACTTCTCGTCGTACAGATCCTCGCGAATCTTGCCGGCGGTCGAGGTGATGAACAGCAGAGGCTGCTCTCGGGCGGACATACCGTCGGCGATGATGTCGTACAGCTGCCGCCCGTTCTTCCACTGGTGAATCTCGTCGAGCAGTGCGCAATGAACGTTGAGGCCGTCCAGCGTGTCGCTGTCGGAGGACAGGGGCTTGAATACGCCGTCGTTGTAGTCGCTGGCGATCTCGCCGACCAATGGCCGCACACGCTTGAGCAGCGTCGGGGACTTCTGCACCATGCGTTTTGCTTCTGACCAGATAATCTTAGCCTGATCGCGCTTGGTAGCGACTGCATAGACCTCCGGGCCGGGCTCAGAATCGGCAAGCTGCATGTACAGGCCTATCGCCGAGGCGAGCAGGCTCTTGCCGTTCTTCTTGCCGACGATCAGGATCGCCTCGCGGTACTGGCGGTTGCCCTCGATGTCGACGAAGCCGAACACCGTCGCGAGCATCGCTTTTTCCCAAAGCTCAAGCTGAATGAGCTGACCGCCGAGCTTGCCCTTGGAGTGCCGGCAGTAGTTCTCGACGAACTCGATTACGTGGTTAGCGCGCCGCGGGTCGTAGAAATACTCCGAGCATTCTCCGTCCATGCGGCGGACTATGTGCCGGTAGGTCCGGTAGATCTTCTGCGAGACGACTTCCTGCCCGCTCTCGATTTTCGTCCAGTACTCGCGTATCGGGGCGAAAGTGAGGGGATACGACCTGCGCTTTGTCACGGGTCATCACGCCCCGTGACGAAACTGCCGAAGCCGTCGTCCTCGCTGTTGCCGGCAACGGCGGGGAGCATGGAGTCGAGCTGCCGGATGATCTTCTGGTAGTTCCCGTTCAAACTCTGATAACTCTGCCCCTGCGGACGGGCACGGGCATAAGGCTCAACGTTTGCAGACTGGGTAAACATCTCAGTCCAGCCGTTCTCCTTGATGTCGGCTTCGAGATCCTCGCACTCGATGCGCATAAAAGCGGCGCGTTCGATGAGCGGAGCGGCGAGCTTCTGGCGAACGGGGTCTATGTCCTGGTAGATGGATTCAAGCCGTTTTTTCTCGGCTTTTATCCGGTCAGCTTTGGTCTTTGGCTTTGCATTTCGTCCCATTTTCGCCCTCCTTTCGCGGCTTTTCCTCATGTGCGCGGGGTCTTTGTTGATATTTTTCTTCTGCCCGATTTTTGCGCTTTCGGTGGGGGGCCTTGCGCGACCCTGTGTATTCTCCCGATGCTGGGCGGCGGTCAGGAGCGGCCGAGGCCGCAGAAAAATTACGGGGGGATAGGGTCACCGTCAGCGTCGAAGCGAATCAGCGGCGTGAGCGACGGCGCAACGCCGTGCCCGGGATACTTGTCATGACATTCTTTGCAGACCCAGCGGAGATTTGCATGGTTAAGCGCGATGTCCGGATCGTTGACGGTCGCGGCCGTCAGCATGACCGGCCAGTGATGCGCGATGTAGCCGAGCCTCTCGCCGCAGTCCATACACATCCCGCCGTCGATCGCTCGGCGCTTGGCGATGAACGCAGCGCGGCAGCGCAGCCACGCTTTGCCGGAGTAGAACCCTCTCGCCCAGGATTGACTCATACGCGGACACCCGGCCCTTTCTTCCCCGTGCGCCGGCTATCGCCTCGGCGCTGTCCGGGAAACGAAAAAGAGCCGGGGCCAGCGACAAACACACACATGTGTCTATCACTGGCCCCGGCTCTCAAAGCACTGGCCCCGACTGATGTCGATCCGATGTTCGGTTTTGCAGAAGCGGCAGAAGACGACCAGATTAGTCGCCGTCGTGTCCGGCTCGATCTTGAGCAGCTTTTTATTGCCGCGACAAGTCGGGCACTGGAGGAACCCGTCTTTCACTGTTAGTTTACCAGAAAAACCTTGGGATTGCAATACTTTTCAGCACTCCTTTCCTTTTAATAACATAGTTTTCAAGCCAGAAAAAATTTATAAAAAAGATTTTCCGGTGCCCGAATCGGGCACAATCTACGACCGGCGTCTGCGGTGCCGCCGAACCTTAAGCGCGTTGTTATAAGCATATTTGATGTACTGCCATTCGCCGCGGCTGCGGACGTCCTCGAACACTGTCGTGTCCTTCGGCACGCGCAGCGGTGCGAACTCCCGCACGGAGAAACTCTCAACTTCCGGCTTCTTGGCGTTGCGGGTGTAGCTCCAAGAGCGCTGCCCTACCTTGTCCCGCTCCTCTTTAGCCATGTACCGGGCCAAGGTCTCATAGTTCTTTTTCTTATCCACGCGCAGCGCGTTGAACTCACACTCGCCCTGCCCCCATAGCCGGAGCATTTCTTCATAGTCGTTACCGGTAGCGTTGCACGCTATATGTATATGCCAGCGCCCCTCACCGTGGAGGTGCTCGATCGACCAGAACATGACGAGGTTCTGCCCTCGTTCCTCGCGCGCTGCCCGGAGTTTGTCGAGAAACCACTTGAATTTATTCCGGACCTGTTCGCGGGTCTCCGGGAGGTGATAGTCGTCGAAGGTCAGGCACCCGACGACGTCACCCTTGACGAGGTTCGCCGCGAGCAGCAGCTCAAGTTTCTGCCATGAATAGATAGCGTTCATCCGGCGCTGCGCTTCCGAGCTTGTCCCGGTGCGCCGCCGACCGTTTGAGCTGCTGCCGCCTGAGCGGTACGGATATATGATCTCCTTGACCAGCGGCCCGGCCGATATGATCTTTTTGCGGTAAGCCATGTGCATACTCCTGACGTCCTTTGCCCCATGGCCATAGACCGCAATGTTTAATTAGTAAAATAAGCTTTGCTGTGAGGGAAATGTCTCGAAGCGCTTCTCCTCAAGCTTAAAATATGTTTTGTCGATCTCGCAGCCGACGAAGTCAAAGCCGAGACTGTACGCCGCGATGCGGCTGCTGCCGGAGCCGAGGAACGGATCAAATACTCGCCCCCCCAGAGGGGTGCAGCATCTTAATATCCGCTGATAGAGACTGACGGGCTTACTCGTTTCGTGGAAGCTACCTTCACGGACTTGAAAGCCGCCGGCGTACTCCCATACGTTACAGTGCTCATCATCTGGTTGCCAGTAGTTCCGCAGCTCCTCGTACTGCTTCCGCAGCTCCTCGTACTGCCCGAAGCCGAGCGGCTCGTAGACTGCCGTCCAGACGGCTTCCGTCGGGATCTCAAATTGATTGTCCTGAAAGTAGTGCCGAAGCATGTGAGGCTTCTTCCCCGTGACGGCTGTGTACTTTTCGGCGATGTCTTTCGGAGTCAGGCCAAGCCTCTGCATTTCCTGACGGTACCATTCTTTCAAGGGCTTATAGCACTCAGGATTACTGTTGATATAATCAAGCCCTGTTCTGTTCCAAGAAGTGTTGCAGCCGGGAGTTGAGAACCAATGTACAAGGTACTCGTTAACATTGAAGAAGCTTCGCAGTCCGGTGTTCTTGGCACACTCGGCGGTCTTCCAGGCCTTTGCGCGGAAATTGCGTTTGTAAAGAACTATAAAATCCCGAAGAACGAGGCCGGGCAGTGCCTGCGATTCAGCCATTATGCGGCAGAGCTGAGACATATCGGAATGAAACATCCATAGGCTGCCCGTATCCTTGAGAATACGGCTGAACTCACGGAGCCACGCCATCACGTCGCGAACATAAGCGTCCACGCTCGGCCACTTATCCCATGCCGCTTTGGCGATGTTATAGGGCGGGTCAACCACGGCAAGGTCAAACGCCTTGTCGGGCAGTGACCGCATGTACTCCATGCAGTCACAGTTTAGGGCTATGCTCTCGGGCATGTTTTACCTCCTGAAATCATAGCCCGTGGAGCCTGGCTCACCCGGCGGAAGAATTATTATTCACAATTTGTGCTGTTTCCCGTCTCGCGTGACGATCTTGATATCATACCGCACCTCGCGAGGCGAGTAATATTTACCACAGGCCGCCTTGAGCGCGGCCTCTTGCTTGGCGATGGCGTACTCGTTATCCTTGGTGTCGCCCTTTTCCAGCTCGCGGATCTCCGCGTACTTGGCATTAAATGCATCATGGAAGCGTTTCAGCCGCTCTTCGCCGAACCCGAAGCCCTCAGCGAGCGCGAGGCAGACCGCATCAAGCGTCTGCTGCTCGGTGTAAGCGATCACCTTGATCGTCCATAGTTCGCGTTCGGCCTTCTGCCGGGCGAGCAATCCGCTTTTACTCATGGGCGGTTCTCACTTATTCTGTCCGGCGGTAAGGGTAGTGGCATCCAGTGGGTGACAGGGCAGTCTACCGGGCTGTTGTAAACATCATCTGGTGTAAACTGTCGGTTCTCCCACCACCCCTCCGGGATAAAATAATCGTCGTTTTCTTCGCTGTATGTCCCGTAGTTGTCCAGGTCGTACCAGTTCCATATGCTATTTTGCGTTAATACCGTTCCGTCCTCATAGATTGTTGGGCACACAAACCGGAATCCATTTCTGTTGCACGCAGCTAAGACTTCGGTCTCGATATCCGGCAGCTTGTCCTCAACGCTTATCCATTGTGGTTTCTCTATGACATCGGCAGCAGGGACGCGATCAATCTCTTTGCATAGTATGTCGTATTCTGTCTCTGTCATATCAAATGCAAGGTCTGCGGCGTGCTTTGCTGCGCCCCGCGCAATGTATTCATCCATTGATTTTTCCTCCGTTTATTATCGTGAATTTCTTTTGTGCGGCCTCTGCCCGCCGGTCGATTACCCGCCGCGCTTTTCGGTACCGTTCGCACTCGCAGCGGGTCTGGATGCGATACCGGGGGTCGGCACCGTGCCACCAGCGGCACTCGTCGCACGTAAAGCAGATATCATCTATTGCGTCGAGCTCGTCAGGATCGCGGGAGTAGGACAGTTCGCAGGAGAAAATGCAGGTGCGGCATAGGCAGTTATCACAGCTCATCGGGCGGCCAAACCTTCACAATCTCACACAGCCCGTCCAAGCAGTAGGCAGGCTCGTCGCTGGTTCTCAGGACAATTTCAATAGAGTCCAGAACGACGGAACCGCCGTCCGCTATAGATATCGAATATCTCTTAATCATGTCAATCCTCTTCACGAACTCATCCATTGTCTTTCTCCTCAATCGGCGCACCTTGCTCAACCCATTTGTCGAGCATTATCGATAGTGACAAAAGCTCATACTTAAGGAGCTCCTCATATCCGCGCACAACGCTCTCGGGAACCTTGAGCCGATGCTTTCTGTACAGCATCCCCTCGAATTTAATGTCACCCTGGGCCTTGATGACCCTCTGCGCCCCTTTAAGGCACTCGTCAAGGAGTGGATGATAACCCATCTTCCACCCTCCTTTTACACTTCTGGCGGGATAGGATACCACGCCACGACATCAACATCGCCGAGGGAAAACGACCCGTCGGCATATACGGTCTGGATGTCAGCCAGCACAAGGTCATCATCCAGAGGGTGGAACTTGGTCAGATATACGCCGGGCTTCGTCGGCCTGCCTGCGATCCACTTCGGCTCCGCCGTGCCGGTGCCCGATTCGGGCACATCGCGGCCGAAGAGATAGTCCAGCGAGCAGCCGAGCAGATCGGCCAGCTTGACGAGAACTTTGATATCACGGAGGCTCACGACGTAACCGAACGGTGGGCGGCTGCTGACCTCAAGCTTGCCAGCGCCGTTAAGCAGCGCGGTCGCGTCCTTGGGCGGCAACGGGGAGTAAATGTCGGCCTCGGAGCAGACCTCAGTATAATCAACGCCTGCCCGTTTGCAGGCCTCGCCCATCCGGTTCCAGAGGAGCCTCAGCGCGTCGACCTTTGGCATGTCGCGTTCGGCCTGTGCCGCAGTTTCCGCGGCTTTGGCCTCTTTTATCTCGGCTTTTCTCTGCGCCTTGACTGCCGCCATGCGTGAGCAGCATTTTGAGCAGGTCGCAAGCTCATCGCAGTCGTAGCAGCAGCCGGAGCCGCAGTGCGTATAGCCTCGCCATCCGGTGGAGTAGAGCTTATCCACCATATTCGGAACATTGACGCAGGTTCCGCCCTGCTCGCAGCGGCAGACCATCTTGCTGAGACGCTGGATATCCGCGCCCTGATCTTTGACCCTGCTCGAATAAAGGTGCCTGATATCGTCTCTGTCTTTCTGCGTCGCGCGGTCAACGATGACACGCTGGGTGTCGGCCGGCAGCTTGGCGAGCTCGTAGGCCGTGTCCTCTGGCAGCTTGCCCTTTTCATAGTACCCGGCGTAGATGTCCGGCGCGAGCTTGTCGCGGATGACCTTCAACCGGGACAGCTTCGACTTGCTCACCTTGCAGGCCTCGGCGACGTGGTCGCGCATCCTGCCGGGGAACTCGACGCCCTCCTCCTTGAGCTGGTAGAGCAGCGCCTCGACGCGCTCGGCCTGCTTGGAGATATCCGCGGAGGACATCCGGCGGGTGTCGGAGTTGGCGTAGATCAGGCGCAGCTCGCGCAGCGCCTCGCTGCCGCCCTCGGCCTCGACGATGCAGGGCACCGTCTCAAAGGCCTTGTTGCCGTCCTCGACGATCTTACGCATCGCCGCCGTGCGGCGGTGGCCGCTGACGATGATGTACTCACCGCTGTGCTCCGTATCGCGGCGGACGCGGACGGGCTGCTGGAGCCCCGCAAACTCGATGTTTTCGGCAAGCTCCTCGATGCCGTCGAGGGAGTAGAAGTTGTTCGGGTCGTCGTGCAGCTTGTCGAGCCCTATGTACTCGATGCGCTCACGGCCGTCGCTTGTGCCCGAATCGGGCACATTCTTGAGCACCGATGCTAAATCGAATCCCATGACCGCACCTCCTCACATCAGCGCCGCGACGACGCGGCGGTAATCGACACCCG